GAATACTCCTGGTGCGCCGATAAAGACAACGGCGACAATCACATAGTATGTGAGGAGTTCAATCAGGTCAGGCATAATAAAACTTAACATTTCAGAGAAAAAAATAGAGGGTCCGAAGACCCTCCGAAATTATAGCAGGTTGACTCAACCGATCGTGGGTGCAGTCAGAGCAACAGGAGTTTGCTCAGCAGCAGCCAGGTCCAGGGGGAAGTTGTGAGCGTTACGCTCGTGCATGACTTCCATGCCAAGACCAGCACGGTTCAGAACATCAGCCCAGGTGTTGATCACTTTACCTTGTGAGTCAATGATCGACTGGTTGAAGTTGAAACCGTTCAGGTTGAATGCCATGGTGCTTACGCCCAGGGCGGTGAACCAGATACCGACAACAGGCCATGCTGCGAGGAAGAAGTGCAGCGAACGGGAGTTGTTGAAGGAAGCGTATTGGAAGATCAGACGACCAAAGTAACCGTGAGCGGCGACAATGTTGTAAGTCTCTTCTTCTTGACCGAACTTATAACCATAGTTCTGGGACTCACTCTCGGTGGTTTCACGAACCAGCGAAGAGGTAACCAGCGAACCGTGCATAGCAGAGAACAGCGAACCACCGAAGACACCAGCGACTCCCAGCATGTGGAAGGGGTGCATCAGGATGTTGTGCTCAGCTTGGAACACCAGCATGTAGTTGAAAGTACCAGAGATGCCAAGAGGCATAGCGTCAGAGAAAGAACCCTGACCGAAGGGGTAAACAAGGAATACTGCAGAAGCAGCGGCAACAGGAGCAGAATAGGCAACGCAGATCCATGGACGCATACCAAGACGGTAAGACAGTTCCCACTCACGTCCCATGTAAGCAAAGATGCCGATCAGGAAGTGGAAGATAACGAGTTGGAAAGGACCACCGTTATACAGCCACTCATCAAGAGATGCGGCTTCCCAGATGGGATAGAAGTGGAGACCGATTGCGTTTGAAGAAGGAACAACAGCACCAGAAATGATGTTGTTACCATACAGGAGAGAACCAGCAACTGGTTCACGGATGCCGTCAATATCGACGGGAGGTGCTGCGATAAACGCAACGATGAAGCAGACTGTTGCAGCCAGCAGGGTAGGGATCATCAGAACTCCGAACCAACCCACATAGAGGCGGTTGTCGGTGCTGGTTACCCAGTCACAGAACTGTTCCCAAGTATTCGATTGTTGTTTTGAAAGTGTTGCAGACATTTGAAAAGGGTTTGAAAGTAGTATCAGTAGGGAACTGATGTATCAGAAGATTTCCTGTCACCCTCAGACAGGATATAAGAGGCATGTTTTGCATGGATAGCCTCGGTAAGGTGGTTAGATCGTTTGCTCCATGGATCTGCGTATGTCAGGAATTCAAAATGAATCCTCACAAAACTTTACCTATTTATTATAGCACGATGCTCAGGCCTGGTCAAGGGGTTTGGCATCGGATTCAGGAAGACTTTCTAAAATAGGTGCCGCTTCCTGTGGCAAAGCAGTGATATCAATGGATTTATAGACATAGGAACCAGCAAGTTGCTTGGCGCCAACGTCAATAATATCACCCAGGTAGGGAGTGAACTTATAATAAAATCCCTCACCTCTCATGCCGACCAACATTTCAGCATCTCTCTGAGCACCACAGTCTGCAAACTTGGTGTCATCAGGTTTAAAAACGGAGTAGTAACCTTTCATCGGAATTGATTAATGCCAGTGCCAGAAGTCCAACCACCAGGTCCTTCATGGAAGTTCTCAGAACCACCAGGAGGATTGAGTTGAACAGTTGTATTTTGATTCTTAGTTGCCTTTTGGTACATCACTTCATGGATGTTCTCAGGCTCTTTAGTAGGAGGTTTGTCATCCTTCTCTCTTTCATGTGCTATTTCTAGCATCTCTTCATGAGTTAACATCTTTTCTGTTTTCACGGGTTCATTAAACCATGGATCATTAGGGGTAAGAACTGGTGCGGGGACACCAATGTAGTCAGCGTAGTGACGCTTAGCATCATTGGTAAATGTTTCTGCATCATCCTTTACTGTCCAGGATCCACCAACACCACCATCCATATTAACAACAATGTCATCACTCTTGTTGGGATCTGGCCAACTCATCTTGTTACCAAAGATGTCTTTAAATGTGCCCATTGCCTTTTTAAGTTGTTGTTTGATCATGAGTATACTAATTTGTTTAGATAATCAAAAGCATAACTTTGGCGTCTTCCTTTAATCCCCCAACCTAACCACCAGTAAGCGGCGTTCATATAGTAGGAGATAGACTGACCACCACCCTCAAAGGTAGATAGAGCCTGACGGAATTGATTTTCGTTAAGCATGTAACGAGTCTGTCCCTCAAGGGAAGACGGATCACATCCATAATTTTTACAGAAATTACCTAGACCATTGTAACGACCGACAGTAGTCCATTGAATGATTCCATACCCACCCCTATGGCAATCAGGGTAAGGAACTCTAGCCCCTCCCTCGCATACGTTGGCACGGAAATTACTTTCCTGTTTAATGTTTCCCAGGATTGTTGCAAGTGCATTTTTATCTCTGATCTTAGTATGTTCTTGCAGTTCTCTCAACACATACTGTTCATTGGGAGAACACCCAGGACAGTACCAAGACTTTTGTCTATACACTGGAGGTGCTTCCACAGGAGGTGGAATAGTTGCCGCACTATGAGCCAGTGCTGTAGTTGCAAACAACCCCCCAGTTAAAATAATTTGTTTTAGCATAAGGTTCATTCACATGAAAAAGGGTGAGCAAAGCACCCACCCGGATAGTATAACATCAAGTCTTAGGTTTGTCAATAGTTGAGACTACTGGCGGTTCCTCATTTTTCTTTTTAGATTGGTTTCCATTTCCACCGTTCTTTGCAGGACTCAATCCAAATGCGGCAAGGGAGCCGGAAAAGACTGAGGCAATGAACGTTGGATCGAAATCCAAAATTTTCTGTCCGTTCGGGAGACGAACGTAACTGAATGTGAGAAGGGATGCAGACCAAATAAGGACTACAACTTTCACCAAATTACCAAGAACTTCACTTTTATCTTCATCTTGTTGCTTCTCATCTACTTTTGGCTTTGTAGTCATGCGTAGAAGTCAAGGCACTACTATTTAATAGTTTGGATTATACACTGGTTGCATTAACCCACCATCAGGACCGTCATCATCATCTTGATCATCAGTGAAGAAGGCGGCCCAGAAGACGAACCCACTTATTAGCATAGATGCTAATACTAACATCACCAGACCCCAGGAATCACCTGTCCCGTTACTGCATACGATCCCATCGCTGCAATCACTCCAAGCATAGCTGCCCATCCGTTAATCCTTTCTGCTTTTTCGTTCATTGTTTTGCTCCTTTTAGGTAAAGTAATATGGTCAATCAGATTCCGAAGAGTCCGAAAAAGAAAAGACTGCCGGAAGTAGCATAGGAGATCATTGCAGCAGCGAATCCCATCATAGCCCAGCGTCCGTTAGCACGCTCTGCACGAACTGCATAGGGTTCAAAACCATAACGCTCCATGTCTTCTTTAGAGTAGTACATGGTAGGTTCTTTCGCCCACATGTTCTGCTGTCCGCGATCATTAGTTGTGACGGTCATTGTCTTGTGTAAAGAACTGTAACATAATTATATAGCAATTATGTATTTTTGTCAAGCATTAAAAAGGGGGTCTGTTACGACCCCCTGATATTATTTCAAAGTCTCAACAGCAGCAAGAGATTTCTGTCGAAGATCTTCTGGGAGAGGTACATATCCCAGAGAATCTGAAATACCTTGTGCTTCAGGACTCAGAGTATATCGTAGTGTATCCTTTACAGCCTCGTTCTTAGGAGACTCAGGATACGCAAGGATCCAGGTCAAAGAAACAATAGGATACGAATTGGCACCAGCAGGATTAGGATCGGCACCACGCAGTTGATCGTCCAAGACAATCTGAGACAGACCAGCAGCAGAAGTTTCACTATTTGCTTTCACAAAGTTTCCTGCTTTGTTCTGAATGGAAGCTTGTTGGAACTGACCACCATTCACATAACCATAGTTTAGATAACCGATAGAACCATCAAGGTTTTTAATACCAGCAGCAACACCAGAGTTGCCTTTACCACCCACACCAACAGGGAAGTTTACTGCCTTACCTGTTCCTACCTTTTCTTTCCACTCAGGAGAGAAGGCAGACAGGGAGTTGGTAAATCCTTTGGTAGTTCCAGAACCATCAGAACGCCAGACAGTTGTGATTCGCTTGTCGGCACAACCCAACTCAGACCAGTTAGTAATCTTACCCAAGAACACATCAGCGAGTTGAGTCTGGGTAATCTTAAGGTCACAACCAGGATTGTTGTAGGCAGGGACGATTGCTCCACCAGTCATAGGAATGTGAACCATTCCTTCTGCTGGCATTTTGTTATCACTCACAGCACCATCGCTGGCACCGAAATCAACAGTTTTTGCCTTGAACTGACGAACACCAGATCCACTACCAACTGCTTGATAGTTTACTCTGTGGCCACCAGTAGAGGCATAGGTTTGAAACCATGCTTGATAGAGAGGTGCTGGGAATGTAGCACCTGCTCCATTGAGGGTTACAACTTTTTTTGTTTCTGTTCCACCACATGCTACGAGCATGGGAGCTGCGACTAGAGTGGCAGCGATTGCTTTGAGTTTCATTGATCAGATATCAGAACTTGTACTTGGTGCCGACTTCTACTTTCCAGTCACGGGTGTCGTCACTGTCTTGGAAGATGTTTTCCCACTTACCATAAGCAGAGAAGTTATCAGTCACCTTCAGTTTGGTGCCGACTTCCAGTGCCTTGAAGGTATTGGTGTCGTTAGAACCATCAGGCATTTCTACACCCAGACCACCCTCAACGTAAGGGGAAAGTGCTCCAGTCTTCCACTCATAACCGACACGTCCTTGGTGAACGGCTTTCTTATAATCTTCGTCTGTGCCTTTGAATTCGTGCTTGGACTCAACATAAGGTCCAGCAATAGCAGGTGTCGCCAGGGCGATCAGTGCCAGTGCGGCAAGTGCTTGTGTTTTCATTGTTGTGTTCTCCTTTGTGGATTACTTGTATATTATAACAGGGTTTGGTTAATATCAAATTAAGTTGATTTGACATAAACCTTGGTATATAGAGGCACTTAATCAGATTATAACCACAAAAAAACCGTCCCTTGTGGGGGACGGCAGTTTGATCGTTTGGATATCCTTACTTAATTAAGATGTGGTTATCAGAAGGAATACTTGACACCCAACTTACCACCAACGCCAAGGTTGTCGGTAGAGAGTTCGTCAGAAGCGGTGATGGCGCTCAGTTCGCCATAGACACCAACGCTGCTGGACAGAGCGGCACTAGCGCCGATCTTACCAGAGAAGCGGGTCTCATTCTCTTCACCGTCAACAGCGACGATAGCGGGGCCGCCTTGGACGTACCAAGCAGCATTACCATCACCGATAGCACCTTCGTAGCCCACATGGAAATCAGTGGTTGCTCCGGTGTAGTCGTCCCCAGCCCACGATGCATTGGATTCTACGTTGACGTAGGGGCCAGCAAGGGCGGCGGCAGGAGCGAAAGCGACAGCGGCAGCAGCCGCAGCGATTGCAGATTTGAACATTAGTTTACCTCTAGTTTGTCTCGTGGAGTTTTACCCACGGATGAAAGCAGACTCGACTTGTCTGCGTGAGAACAATTATAACACACTTCCCTCGAAAAGGAAAGTTTCAATTTGTAACAGTTACGGAGTTTATTTATACAAGTTGTATCGAATGATACACTCTACTTATGGGTATGATTACCCATCCTAATCCTTCGGTTCTTCCGCCAGTTTCATTTCAGGCGGCAGTTGACCATAATAGGGATCATAATCAAAGAGCATTCCCCAGTCTTCAATCATTGGTGCTTGTTCAGCCCACCACTTCCACAGACCTTCATGACTTGATCTATGGAACATATCAATATGTTCTTGGTGGATATCAGATCCCATATCAATCTTATACAGCAGCAGAGGAACACCAAAGGTGTTACCTGAGTTGTAGATACAATCATCTGCTACCGCTCTGGGTTTGATACCCTGATCCAACTTATACTTGTCACCAACACAGTGCAGGTTTACAAGTTTCTGTGCATGATGTCTGGTGATCAGATAACATGCCGTAGAAAAGTCATTGACAAACCTCTTATGAAGTCTGACAGAAAGGATTCCAGGGTTGATGATTGCTAGTTGAATCACATCAAAGTCATAAGGAAGCCATGACATGAGTTCAGACCACTTAAACTTCCAATTCTTAATTGGTTGCAGGTCACAATCATCTTCCATCACCAGAAGATATTCCTCATCACTGTTCTCTAACCAGTGCTTGAGTGCTTTCAAGTGACTGGTAAGGCATCCAATCTCACCATGGGTGACACGTTCTGGATACCCACCAACCAATGTACCAGCAAGACTATTATTCCGTCCGTCTTGAGCGGATATACGGGTGTAGTTTTCAATACCCCAGTATTTAAACTGACCTTCCATATATTCTTTACGCTCAACCTTATCATCAAGATTGATGTAATAGATTTCAGGAAGACCTTTGAGTTTGAACTTAGATTTGTTCTTTTCTTCGCTCAAATAATATGCCATCGTTCAGGAATCAAATCACGAGTTGTTTTATCTTTGTTGTTTGGACCAAACCAAAGACTAGGAGCAATGACTTTCTTAGAGTCAGCAAGCCATGCACCCCACCAAGAGAATGATGAGTTGGCAATGATGTGTCCCGAGCACTTAGACATGAGACACATGTCAACGGCATTATCATCTGACTCAGATACAATGAAGCGATCATCAGAGAAGATCTCTTGTTCGATACACCATGCAGGATCATCAGAGAAGACGATTACTTGTCTAGTGTCATCAAATTGCGACAGAGCAGCGCGGTAATAGTCCAGAGGTAGATTAGCATGGTTCTCACTGTTTGTCAAATAGTCTGTGCGACGAACATGCAGTGCAACAGGATGATTCAGTTGCGTGATCATCTCCTCTACAGGTTCCAAAATATTTGGAAGGAAAGTAAAATCTTCTTTGATACTTTCTTTGATATTACCAAAGTATCTTTCCGACTGGAAGAAACCTAGCAAAGAAATATCATTAGGACACTTATCAAAAAGTTCTTGATCAAATTCAAAGAACCTCTCTCTAGCCACAGGAGCGTGTCCATTGTCTAGGAACTTTATATTCTGAGGATTCAGCGCTGGAAGTTCAAAGACCTCAAAGAGTTGGTGCTCATTCCACTCATCCTCATAGTCAGATGGAGGAATACCAAAATCATACCCACGGTTGTGAGCAATGCCTCGCAGTGAAGCATACTGAAACATCTGATTACCCAGACGCCCTAGTTTACCAATGTGATTAACGGCTAACATTTTTTTCAAACCTCTCTTTCACGTATGCCTGACTCCTATAGTATTTCATAATTTGATTCTTATCCCAGGTACGGATGCTCTGCCACAACTGGTGGTTCTCTAGGAACTTTGGATTGTGGTAATGAGAGTTATGAGTTCTACCGTGCTCCATGTGCCAGATAGGACCCTCTACGCGACTTACACGATACCCTAGAGCATTCATACGATAGTACATCTCACAGTCCTCTGCACCCCAGGAGATGAAGTTCTCATTCCACCAACCGGCTTGAACAAGACTCTTCTTACGGAAGAACTGTGTCCATCCAATGGTGGAGGATTCTGATCTGATGTGATCTTTGAAGATTCTAATATCAAAATCACTAGCAATAAACTGCTCGTGAATATGCTGTGGATATGTTACCTGATACTGATAGACACCGCAACCATATGGGTACACGACATCACACTTGTTCTCCTTGATCGTAGTGTATGCCATGATGTGACTCTTGGCAGGATACACCACATCAACATCATGACAACACACGATATTAGTGGGAGCCATCTCAATCAGGTCATTGAGAATCCTAGTCTTGTGAAATAAATCAGACTCACTCTTCTCAAATACATGGAGAAGATTAGCATCTTCTTTAGAGACATGCTTCTCAAGGACAGGAATAACCTTCTCAGCGAAGACACTCTCCTTATCAACTTCCTTGACAATCACCTTGGCGTCAGGGAGTGTCTTAAGAAGATATAGAACTGACGTAATTACATTACGGAGCCGGTCAGCAGATTCAATCCTGACTGGCAAAACATATGTTAAATCCATTAAATTAAAATCCAGCTTTCAGGTCGCAGATCACCCATCTCATAGTGATTGTATGCCTCACCAAACCATTGTTTAGGTGCGACGATAGGCAACTCAGGGTTCTTCATCAACCATGCACCCCACCAACTCATGGAACTATTGGCGATGACACCACCCTTACACAGAGACATCATACACAGATCATAGTATGGAACCAAAGACTTCTCTGGTCCATCATTAGTATCTGCAGTCTGTTCGTATCTAGTATCAAAGTCAGAGATGTAATACTCATCTCCATGGAACAACTCTTGTGACCTACACCACTCCAAGTCATCAGAGAATACTAGGACTTGAATATCATCAGGGAATAACTTCCTAGCCTCCTGATAGTATTCAATTCCAGTGAATGGATGGAACTGAGGTTGATTGATATAATCTCCACGGCGAACATGCATGAAGATTGGTTTCTCAAACTCAGAGATTACTTCTTTACAAGATTCAAGAATCTCATCATTGAACTCAAAGTCCTGTCTGATTTCATCAGAGATGTGCTTAAAGTATTTCTCTGTTTGGAAATAGTCATGAAGATTCACTCCATCAGGAACAGCCTTCATAAAGTCTTCACTGTATTCAAAGCGACCACTCGCCATGTTCTTGCTTGTCTGTAGATAACCTTGGTTCTTGCGTCCAACATTGGTCATCTTAAAACAATCAAAGAGACCGTAGTTAGATCTCCCATAGTTTTCTGGGGGTGGGACTAAAAAGTCATACCCATGATGTGCTGCAATACCACGGAGTCCCGCATATTGAAACATCTGATTTCCAAGTCGCCCGTTAGATCCTAAAGCATTATAAGAAATTGCCATTAATCCCCCTTCTTCACGCGGTAACTGTCATCGTCAAAGTGTTGTGTGGAAAACTCATACATGATAGTGTCTTCCTTGGCTTTCATCTGGTGTCTCATTCCAACGGGAACGTGAAACTTATCACCCTGATTTAGTTCCATTCTCCTGGCACTTCCAAAGTCATCATCATATCCCCAGTAAAGAATCAACTTCCCTGACTGGATGTAGAAGACTTCATCCTTGAGTTTGTGGTAGTGCCATGAGCACTTCTTACCTTTGACGAAGTGAAGAAGTTTACCACAATATTCATCGCAATTCACGATCCATTTTTCATAACCCCAACCTTTGGGAACCAGTTTGATTGGTTCTCCTGCTGGTGTACGGTCAGCCGGAAAAGAATTCATCTGCAAAGACTCCTTTATCGTCAATGTAGTAGTCACCTGCAGACTTTCCCAAGTGGAGTTCGTGGAATTTACATCCCCAGGTTGTTAATTGATTTAGAGTCAACTTATAAAACTCACCATATGCCAGTGCTGGTGAGTTTTTAAATCTACCCATCCCCCTTGCGGTGGAATAGATGATGGTATGACCTTCATCGTATAGTTTATTTAGATACTCAATCCGATCCTTAAAAGGTTCGGCAGTTTCGTATTCTCCGTATGTATTATTACAGATAGTACCGTCTATGTCAACCACAAAGGTATTCGTATGCTTTTCGGTAGTGGAACCAGAATTGTTGTGCATCTCTTGTGAGGTACTCTCCATAGTGCTCAAGGTCGTTCAGTAAATTATATGTGTTGCGATAACCAATGATCTCTTTTTCAAGATTGGTTACCAGGTCTTGGACATTTCTATCTTGATAGACAGATGCTTTGTTATACACCACGCTATCAGGAAATAGATGCTGAAGAATATATGCTCCCCAGATGTCATCCATTCGGCCTACATGAGGTAGAACTGCATAATATGGAATGACTTCCCTAGCAAGGAAAGTATTCTGACTATTGAATGGTGCAATCTTGTTTGAACAATAAGGACCAGTCACATCATCAAACCGCACACAGGGTTTCTGTGACAGTCTTGCCATGGCATCAATGTCAGGATCACCATCCCACAGATCAGCCTGAACCAGAACCTTACGGAATGTCTTGCCTTTGTAGTGAACCCTATGGCGTTGAGGAACCAACTCAATAGGATACCCTCTGTGCCATACATTATTATTCTTAGTCACAGACAGAGGATCAAAGACATCTGCCTCTGGTTCCCAAAGATCACATTCAATAGTTTGACCTACTAGAAGATCTTGTCCCCAGTCA